TTAGCATGGGCGGCCTCAATAGGCCTATCTCAGATCTTGATAGGCAGCTAAACAATACGCCGCAATTCTCGTCATTCTCTGCTCGCTATACGCCGAGAGATGTTCCGCAGGGTGGTGGCACATTGCTGCCGTGGATGACAAAGGGGAGCGGCTCCAGCCTTTCAAGAATTAAATTAACAAAGCAGGAGCAAGATGCATCTGCGCGCGAAGCAAAAACCCTAAGGGGAATCCTTGGTGGCAAGAGGTCAATGAAGATTGTTGAAGAATCTTTCTTGACTGCTGGCTACTCCAAGAGGGACACCGATAGGTACATGGCGGCCCTTCGAACAAGGCTAGAGGCTGCGGCAATTACAAGAGAGTCAGAGGCATCTTCCGGGAGCAGCGATGCCGGCGATTATTCGAAAATGTTGCAGATGTCGCGCCGATCTGGTGCCCAGAGAAGGCTTGCATCAAGAACCAGAGCAACTGGACGCGGGGTCATGCTTCCGCAGGATCTTCCTGGTGACGATTTCTTGGAACTCCCGAGACCGCTTCGGCTGCTTGGGGAAATGCTGCAAAGAAAAGAAAGAGGCAGGATAGCCCGGCCGGTAGAGTTTGAAGATTCAACTAGGTCGTCTTTGGTTACGGGAGAAACGTTCACTCCTGGCAGAGCGAGCAAAGGCTCCCGCCCAGTAATTCCTCAAAACCTTGCTGGTCGAAGCCCAGAGCAAATTTTTGCAGAAGCGCTTGTTTCTTCTCACAACGCTGGTATGCGAGTTCGAGAGATTGGGGCAGACCCTGAGCGACTGATTAGAGCGCAGCTCCGCGCCATGGGCGTTGGTGACCCGTATGACGTTGGCGGGAAAAGAACGATTTCACGAGCAGATCAAATGACTGCGGCTCGCGCCCTTCAGGTTCTCCGAAGACAACAGCTAGGAATGGGATCAATTGCCTCGTTTTCGCCCGGGTCAGTTGGCATAAGCTCACGCCTCAGGGAACAAACAGGCCCATCATCAGATCAACGTAGCCGCGCTGATCTTATCGGACAAGCTCTTGACGAGATGGGCGGATTTGATGCGTTTAGAGAAGTAGTTGCCGGAACCTCCTCATCCCGAAGGGACAGAAGGGCTGGTCAGAGCGGTAACCGCAGAATTGGCCTTACGGGCGGATTTATTGCTACTGCCCCTAATAGGTTCCACGTCCGAGGGACGGATGATGCTGCGAGCTTAAGGAATTTTGTTGTTGGAGCAATGACCCATAGAATGCCTGGCACGCATGAGCAGGGCAAGCTCGGCGGGCTAGCCGGCCTTGGGGTGCCAGGTGTTGGAACTAGCCTTATGGCCTATGAGTTGCGTCGGCACGCGCGGGCGATCATGGAAGCTCGCAGGCGGTACCCCGGTGCCCTGGAGGCTAAGTACGGTCTTTCCCCAGAAGATCTTTCAGCACTAGGCATGCCGCAAGGTCGGCCTCGCGGCCTTAGCTTAAAGGCGAGCGGTTCTGGAATGGGCCTGTACGAAGCGCTTGGCTTTAGCTTTAGCGATCCCGTTGACCAAGACGGGAAACTACCGAGCCGATTTATGCACATGGGCGGCCACGCAGTTGTTGACACGTACGAAAAAATCCGCGCAGAGATTAAGCGCGTAGAGGCGGGCCTTGCCGCTCAGGGCATTGCTTACAGCCCAATGGAGTTTGCGCGAAGATCTGGAGGCGGTGGCGCGATGGGCTTTTCGCCAAGGCGAAGGCGTATTGGTTATGCGGAGAGAGAAGCCGTTGCATTGCATGAGCCGCTCGAAATGGAAGAAAAACTTGTTCGAATCCTAGGTAGAGACAACGCATTTAGGATTGGCGAGGAAGATCTTCTTGGGCCGTTTACCCGCAGAACAACTTTCGAGCCCCAGCCAGAAACGTATCAAGCTGGGCCATCTAAGGGTAAAAAAATCAAAAGGCCAACAAGCCATCGTGGAATTCGCTACTACACCGTCACAACTCCAAGTGGCATAAAAATTACAAATGTTCCCGCTGACGCTGACAAGGGAAGACTGCAACAGCTTATTGGAGGCGCAGAGGACCTCACTAGAAAGTACCCAAAGCAAATGCTGGAGCGATTCGGTTCAAAAACCGAAGGAATACAAATTTCATATGAAGGCCTTAACGCGGCCGGTAGGGCAAATATTGGAACCGGGCCAATCCATTTGCAAGACTATATGCTCACTCCGAATGCAGTGACTGGCAGGAAAGAAGGTAAATTTGCCAATTTCCACCCCATGAATCCAACGGCGCCAACGGATTATTGGAATCAGGGGGGAATTCAAAGAACTTTTGCGCATGAGGTCGGCCACACCATGGCTGTTTCTTCGTATCAGGACAGAATGCAGGCACAGGGCATCAACTTCTTTACCCCAAATCCGCTTAGAGAAATGGTGCATGGAGGGGGGGCACTGGGCCCTAAGGGATACCATTATGACTATCAAAAAGGCATGGCGCAAATGGAAGCGCTTAGCAAAGTTGGAAAAATCACTAACAACAGACTGCATTGGTCTGATTTCTCATTACCCGGAGAACAACAAGGATACGCTTCTGGAATTTACGGTGGATATTTCCACCCTGGAACTAAAGCTCAAAAAATAGAAGCCGGCAAGAATAGAAGCATCGGGTTCCACCGCGATGACTTTACTGAGTCATTGCAAATGAGAAAAATTGGCGAAATGCTGCTGATGGGAAATCAAGGTCCGTTTGCCAGTGTAATGCCATTAAAGCAACCCAAAAACATTGATTCGGCGATGCAGCAGTTGTGGAAAATTGGCGGATATAAGAGCGTTCGAGAAGGCATGCACCCCGGCACCGAGTGGATGGCCCAAATGTTCCAAAAATGGGATAGTCGCTATTGGGGTCAGCCGCAGGCAGGTAAGGGCGGAATGCCCTCGTTTGCAAGCAACCCTGATCCAGAATTAACCATTCAAGAGCAAAAGCTTGGCTATCGCGTTGCGCGCATTTTAGCAAAAAACAATCAGTGGGCTGAGTACAGCAAGCGATCAGGCGGTATCGGCGGAATGCTTGGCGGTCTTTTTGGTAAGGGCAGACCAAACATCATGCAGCAGATCACAGGCGGACAAACCTATGGGATGACGCTAGAAGACCTGCTGGGCGGAGACATTATGGGCATGGGCTCGCACGGAATTGGACACTGGTCTGGCGGATCTGGAAAAGAAATTCTCAACCTGAAGACCATGGCTGGAGAAATTAGACAGGTTCTTGCGCAGCCAATAGGGGGCGATTCGTCACAGAGCGGTCGGTTCCCAAACAAGGCAATGGAGATTCTTGCTGGCCTTCTTGGGGTGGATACTCCAACAATTCTGGAGCGCAGCATCGGCGGCAGGAGAATGGCGATTCAGCCAATGGCCCCAGGGGAAACCGCAATTGACTTTGTCAATAGGCTAACCGCACCGCCAACCAAGATGCATGAAGTATGGGAAGACGACGAGATTATTGCTCGTTTCTCTCGGGAGCTAGGCCCGCGCGCAGATGATCCAGTCCTTCGCAGGCGTCCGTGGCTTGCAAGCAGGGACGGAAGGCGCATGCAGATCCTTGATCATCTTGGGCAGACATTTGACCGACACGGACTTAACTACCTCCTCAATTTAGCTGACCCTAAGGGCGGCGTAGGCTCGCCTGGAAATTATCGCGTGACTGCCATTGACCACGATCTGACCCTGCGCCCACCGGGCAAGGGCGGATACGTTGGTGGTGGCGCTGTGCCAATTGGTGTTCCTGGTGAATTCCAGGAATCACAGAAGAAACTCGCAAGGGAAGAAGCCGCTACCCTTGCGGGCGTTATGACGCGGCGAAAAGTTATAGAGCCGCAATTGCTTGAAGCATTGCGAGCAGGGGGATATAGTGAGCAGGAAGCACTCGCAACAGTCGATGCTATCTTCAGACGCGCACGTGAAGCGTTTAGGAGTCGCATGGCTGAATCGCGGGGCGCAGCCCGGCCGGACGGTCGGGAACTATCACGAAGATCAGGGGGTGGCGGTATGAACGGCCTGACGAACCCCTTTGCCGAATACAGCAAGCGCAGCGGCGGCGCAGCCACAAAAGATCCATATGCATCCTTGCAGACCGCTTTTGAGCAGGTCACCCTTACCGCTATCAAGAACCTGAAGGTATCCCTTGCTGGGCAGAAAGTAAGTCCTCAACTCCTTAGAAGCAGCTTTGCATCTTTCCAGCAAACAATTCTTGACGCAGCTACGGGCCAGGGAGAATTTGCTGGCGGCTCGATGCAGAAGGCGCTGCGCGGCATTGCACCAAAGGCACGCAAGTCCTTGATGGGCATGTTCAGCGGCATCCTGCAGGATATGGTGGACACGGGCACCGCCGCATTCAAGCGTGGCGACTTGAAGGGCATCCCTCTTCGCAAAGTGCTGTTCGGCATGCTTGGCTCAGTGCCGTCAACCTATGCGCCAGACATTGCGCAGATTGCCGCAAACCCAGCGCTGCAGGGCAAGAAGCCAAGCGGGAGCAGGGACAGAATCCCAGGAATTGCTGGGATAAATAAATACGCCGCTGGGCTACAGCAGCTTGGCGGAATTCCAATAGCTTCGGGATTGCGCCTTGCTGGCTCCGCCACGCTTGATCAGCACCTATTGGATCAAGGGTTTAACCCAGAAAACTATCGAGGCAGGGCCGGAATTGTTACCGACCTAATTCAAAAATATATGCCGGGCGGCTCAGGAATTCCTGCGGGCCTTAGATTCACAGACACACTCACCCCAGACGGCGAGGGTCGAAGTTCTTGGGGTAACTACATGCCAAGTAGGGGTGCGGGCATGGTTGGGCCAGGAACGGCATACCCAGATGATCGCGTTGGACAAATTTCTCTTGATCTTGGTAGCCAGGGGGGCATGCGGCGAACACCCGAAGGCCTTATTGCCCCTAGCGGTTTGGACAGAAGCACAGTAACCATTGGCAAGCTACTGGCAACGACGGCACATGAAATTACGCACAGAATGGTTGATGAGGCACAACTGGAAGCCGCAAAACTTTCTATTGGAAAAACTGACGCAGAGAAAGAAGAAATTCTCAAAAAGGTTACGGCCGCCAGGGGCGTACCGCAGAAAGATAAGTATAGGGCATACTCTGGTATTTCCGGGGAATACATGTTTGTGCCAAAGGGCAGTGCCCCAATTAGCGCACGTCCAATACCGCTGGGCAGCGGACAAAACCCAGAGGGTTACAGCTACATGGAGCTGCCAAAGGGGTCAATTACAGAGTCGCAATACAAGGCTTTAAGCCCCAAGGCCAAGGCATCTTACGAAAAGGGCTACGTAACTGCAGGTCAAGCAAGGGCAATTGACTCTAATGCAGGTGGGCAACACATTAACGTCCCTGGGCACTTTGGGCCACAAGTAGCAATGCTTGACGATTTTGGTGCCGGGGTTACGGAGTACGCACAGCTTCTTGCAGCATCTACAAGGATTTTGCAACCAGGAGAAACAGAAGCAAGCCTGCTCAGGACTACGGCACAAATGAATGCTGGGTCCCGAGCAAACATAACTAGCTTCTCTGCGGCAACCCCAGGGGTTGCGGGAGTTTTGAACCCATTCCAGGGCGGCTTGCTTAAGGCATTTGATCTTTCCAAGGCGACTGGCGTGGGCTCATCCATGAAGCCAGTTGCTGAATTCCTTGGAGCGCTTCAAAGGAATATGTCCAGTCAGATGACCGACGCAGCGGCCGCTGGTGGTCTTGAACCTAAGTATCTTGGCTCCATGTTTGCAAAGGCGCTTGAAAAAGCAATAGAGGCAACGCCGAAGGGCGAGCGAGCCAACGTTCTTTCGGCAATACGCCCAGACAGAATGCTTGACGCAGCTGTCATTCTTGACAGCATCGGTAGAGCAAAAAATATTCCGGCGTTGACGCGGATGATTGATGCGGGCGGGGCACTTCCCGCAGTTTCAAGCCCGCATGGCATTCTGGCTTCAGACGCGGAAACCGACGAAGACGTACAAAAAATTAACCGAGAACTCAGGGAAGATCTTGCCAGGGGCGGAAAGTCTCGCAAAAGAAAGCCAGCGCCCGGACCGGCTCCAACCCCAGGCGCAGGACCTGGACTTGGATCTTTGCCGCCAGACAGAATTGCAGTCATTTCCCCTAAGGGCGCGGATCTTCTCAGCAAGCTTACAGAGATTTTGTCCATGGGCCTTTCTGGTGGCGGGAAGGAAAATATTCCTCTCCGCAAGCTCATTCGCGCAGAGGCCGGCCTACCCAATCGCCCACTTAGGGGAACGGAGTTTGCCAGGCATAGCGGGACGAGTGCGGCAATTTCCGCACTTGCAGAACAGTTCCCAGAGCTTCTGCCGTTTGTACAAGAGTACAGACCAGACCATCCGCTTCTTGGGCCTCGGCCAGGAACCAGGCTTCCTGCCACAAAGCGCGGGCGACGCGGCAGTGTAATTCAGTCACGTATGTCGACCTCAACGGCGATACAGCCATACGTTGACCCCATGGACCCAGACTATTACCAGAACCAGGCCGATGCAATCTTTGCCTCCCGAGTCAAAGATGCCTTTGACATGCTTGGTGGCGAGGGCGGGTTTGGCTATACCGCAAGAGGGATGGGCAACCGGATAAACGTCCTTAGGGACGTAATGCCAGAAGACCAACTCCAGGGAGGCCTAGACAAGCTTAAGCAGTTTGGCGCAACTATGAAGGACGCCTTCCTAAACTCTAAGCCCGTAGTCGGCTTGATGCAGGACTTTGACGACGCAGTGCTAAGGGCAGCAGACGGATCGCTGGACTTCAGTAAATCACTTGATGCGGCAACCGCGAGTAGCGGTGGGTTGGTAAATCAGCTGAAAGAAACGGTAAAACTTGCCGTTGCATTCGTTCTTACGCAGAACGCTGCTAACGCTATTTATCGATCTATTAGCCACCTTTCCTCAGGATTTATCCAGTTCAACCAGTCGCTCGAAGACGCCAAGGTAGGCTTCTCCACACTGTTCAACAACGCTGGTGATTCTATGGGCGTGGCCGAAGGTCGCGCAACTGGAATGATCGAGCGCTTGAAGGAATTTGCTAACGTCACGCCGTTCTACTTCACGCAGCTGCAAGAAGCAGCTGTCCGAATGCAGGCGTTCGGTCTCGACATCGGGCAAGTTCTGCAGAGAGACCCAAATACGGGCGAGCTTGTTGGTTACATTAAGAACATCGGAGACGCAGTAGCCGCACTTGGTGGTGGCGATGAAAAGATCATGCGCATTACGTATGCGCTTGGTCAGATGAACTCCGCTGGTCGCGTATACCAAAACGACATGATGCAGCTGGCAAACGCCGGTATTGCTGGATACGAAATCCTTGCTGAGGCTCTTATTAATGAGCTTGAAGCCAAGGGTAAAGACATGACTAATGAGGATAAGAAGATCCTCAATGATCTGTACACAAACCGCGTAGAGGCAATTCGAAAGCTGACAACTTCTGGAAGAATTTCTGGTAAGGCTTCGGCTGCTGCCATCCTTTCTGGACTTGGCGAAAAGTACGGCGGCGGAATGGAGCGGCTGTCCAAGACGATGACGGGTGCGTTGAGCACCGTTTCCGACATGTCTCAGTCGCTTGTTGCAACCTTGACTGGGCCTCTGTACAACGCAATTAGAGACCTAGTTGTTGAGTTCGCGGGCGTTTTGCAAAGACCAGAAACTTTGGCCGTTTTTGTTACGATGAGCCAAAAGTTGCAAGGCTTTGCTGCTACGATAAAAGAAGCAATTCCCGCAACAGTTGCTACAATCGTTAATGCGTTTACCTACCTTGGCGGAATTATTGCCAAGGTCTTCGGCGGTTCTGGAACCGCAAGCGCTGTTGACCTCTTAAGGTCAGGCCTGCAGACAATAGGGGATCTTCTTTCTAATAACGTAGTAAGAGCCGCTATCCTAGCAAGCGTTGCCCTAAAGGCAATGATGTCAGTTGTTTCTGCAAACCCGCTTGTTGCAACTATCGGAATTGTGCTTGCGGCACTTGGCGCGCTACGCCAGGCATATGAAAGTAACTTCCTTGGCTTTGCGGATACGGTAGACAATGCAATGGCACCGCTTGCGGAGATGGGCCCGGATATTGCCGAGTCTATTATCCCGGCGCTTAAAGAGCTTATTGCTGCTGCCGCCCAGGTTATTGGCGGTGGTTTGGTTATTGCCCTAAAGGCAGCACTGCCAATTATCTCGGCCCTTGCAAGCGCCCTTGGCGGCATGGCTGGAATCCTTGAAAAACTAGCCCCGCTCATTGGTGCATTCATGGGGGCGTGGATTGTAAAGAAGGTTGCCATTGAGGGGATGGCCATTCTATTTACCAAGTTGCAGAATGCAGCCGCATCAGCAGCGATGGCTGCCGGTGTTGCTGGCGTTGAGATGTCTTCGTGGGGCAAGCCCGGGGCAACCTACTACTCGCAGAAAATTCCTGTTCGGGCAGAAACCGTTCAGACAGAAGATGGCCCGGTAACCGTATACAGGTCTGCCGCTCCCGAGCGGGGGCCCGGTGCTATTTCCAGGGGTACTTCTATTGGCGACGCCGACAAGGCTAGGGACGCCGTGGGCGGGCACATGCCGTTTGAGAAGATGTATGCGCTGCCGCCAGAGCTGGCAAACGTTCGATTGCCGTATCTCGCTGACGAAGGGATTCCTGACGATAGAACTGGCACACTAGCCGGGCTTGATGTGCAGTCTGGGACTGCTCAGGGGGCTCGTCCAGAAAATATGGTTCTTAGATCAAGAAGCATGGCGGAGATTTACGCCGAGTCAGGAAGAGTTACGCCAGAACAGATTGTAGAGGCAAGAAAACAACTAAGGGGCGACCAGGGCCTTCAGCGGGCGGGGCTTATCGATGTAAGTGAAACAGGAGAAATTTCCGCAAGCGAAGCGGGCAGGAAGTTCCTTCGGGACAAGCTGGAAGCAGAGCGCGAACGCCGAGCATTTGATAACGATATCTCAGTAGAGGAGCAAGTAAAGCGCGATCAGGAATATGCCGCAAGCATTAGGCAGGCTAATAAAGAGGGCCAAGGCGTTCTTGGTTATGTTCCAAAGCCAATTCCCGATTATGCCTTAACCCCAGCGCAGCTAACCCCCGAGCAGGAGCTGCAGGCGCTTCGCGGGCTAAAGGGGAGAACCTTTAAGGAAGGGTTTACATATAACTATGTTGAAGAGCTTTCAAAGCGCCACGCAGCGGCCAGGGAGGCAGGCAGGTACAGAACTGGCTTAGACGGGTCAGAAATTCCAAACATTGGCCTTACAGGAAAACTGCGAGCAGGAGGCGTTGCCGCTGTTCGGACAATAGCCGACATGTTTGCCATGGGCGGAAAAACCGAAATGTTTGGCGAGGCAGCCGATAAGTTTGGCAGCCTTGCAATGGCCGCAAGCGGATTGATGGTTGGATTTGAGGCTCTCGCCTCTACCGTTGGGATTAGCAGCAAGGAGATGCAGGGGGTATCAACTACCCTCATGGGCTTGGCTATTGTCTCAAAGGGCGTTGCTGCTGCAATGGCGGGAATCAGTGCCGCTGGCGGCGTAAAGAACGCCCTTGGTGGACTACTTGGCTCCATGGGCGGGGGTATCGGCGCAACAATTATGGCTGCAATGGCTGGAGCAGTTTTTGTTGCGTCTGAACTTTCTAAGCACGAAGCAGAAGCAAAAGCGTATAAAGATCAAAGGAAAGCGGACAAAGAACGAGAAAAGACAATCAAGACCAATTGGAACGAAAGCGGGCTTGGATATCAAGTTCCGCTGATGGCTGGCGGCGAAGCGCAATATGACCTTTACGGGTTCTCCGATGGGAAGACCCTTGGCGGAAATATGGGTCAATCCAAGATTGACGAGCTGGTTGCGCAGGGCCTGTTTAAGAAAGAAGCCGGAGCAATCCCGGGAAGATTTACTTACACCCCAACAGAGGCGGGTAGGGCAAGGGGATACATTAGCGCAAAGGCGCTGACGCAAGCTGCAACTCCGACGTTCGGCTCTGCCCCAACTGCGGCTGTTAATAGAGTAGACGACCTTCTTGTCAGCTCCACTGGTGGACTCATGGAAGCCACGCCAGCGGAAAGAATGGGACAAGAAAATGCAGATAAGCTGCAAGAGCTTCTTGCAATGGGAGTTGTTAGCGAAGATTTCATTAATCAACTTGTTTCTGATATTAGGTCAGAGGACAATGCATCGTTTTGGACCTCTGTATTTGGTGGCCAGCTTGCTCCAGGAAGAAGATCTTACGACCCCGTTATGTCTGCAAAATATGGCAAAGCTTACGATAACGCTTTTGATGAGCAGGCATTTGGTCTGTTTAGCACGTTCGATCCAAAGGACATGGTCACTGAATTTCTAAAATCGGAAAACACAGATCGGGCAATCCTTAATAAGCATGGACTCAGCCAATACTCGTTCTCTGGAGAATATGGAAAAGAAGGCGTGCCAAACGAGGCAATCTTCTCAACGTCTGAATCTCTAAAGCTTCTTAACGAAAGCCTAGACGACGCAAGCAAGGCGCTTGACGAAGCAAAGAAAAAGCTGTCTAAGCTGTTTGACCCATTTGCAACTGCCTTCGAGCAGTTGATGGGCAGGGCTAAAGAGCTTCTCCAGCAAGAGTTCCAAGTGGAGCAGGAGCAGCTTAACGCCGAAATGGAAGACGCGCTGTACAACGTTGACGCGCTGTACAACGGGGAAACCATGCGCCTGGGTGTTTTGGAAGAGCAATACAAACTGCTCCAGGAGCAAAAAGCAGAGCAGGAAAAACTTAATGCTCTTAACGACGCGCAGGAAAATGCCGCGCGGGCAACTCTCGGATTGTTTGACGCACAGCAAGACCCAATTCAGGCAGCCATTGCCGCAAGAGAAGCCGCTCAGAAACTGCAAAAAGAAGAGCAGAACTATCAACTTAGCCAGATGTCTGAGTCTATTGAGCAGGCAAAGGGTAGTGTTCAGTACCAGCAAACAACAACGTACTACGACGAGAAGAAAGAAACTCTTACGGCAGATCAGGCAGAGCGATCTAGGCGCCTAGAGGAGCGCGCACAGCAGCTTCTTAAGGATATTCAAGAGGGCAAGATTACCGTAGAGGCAGCGCAAGAAGAGTTTATTGCCATGTTCGGCGATGCCGGACTTCCGCTTGACTCCATTCTTGAAACTGGCATGTTCCAAGGCGAAGCACTTGCGGACATTATGGGCACCGCGTTTGCCACAAGGTTCCAAGAGCTTGGCGACATTATTGCCACCACAATGGCAGATGTTGTCAGGGCTGGTATTGCGGCGGCAGCAGCTGAGGCAAACGTCGACGCCATCGTAGACCAGATTGACAAAATTGAAAACAAGAAAGATAAGATTAAGAAAAAGGATGTCGAAGCCGAACGAGACCGGATGAAGCAAGTCCTTATCAAGTCTCGGGCCTCTCTTGACGCATACTCAATTAGCGAGGGCGTTCTTGGCACAGAAGCTGGTAAAAAAGCTAACGCTGCGTCATTCAGCCTTATATCGCTGATTGACGATTTGGGCAAAATGGACTTCTCCCAGTACGGTGAGTACCTAACAAGGGCTCAGTTTGGTACAGAGTTTGACCGCATTTACGGCGTCATGGATAACATTTACAAGACCTTTGGTCCATTGCAAATGATTAACCCGACCTACGTCGATAGCCGTGATCGAACCGATCCAACGCAGCCAGTAATTAGAACAAGACCACCAAAGCCAACAACATACCCAGTGGGACACCATGCAGGCAGTGGGGCATGGTACCCGCTTGGCGACGTTGAGTGGGCGTTTTACGATTCTATGGGTAACTTTATTGAAAAGCGCGCCAAGGGCGGACCGGTTGGTGCCGGTCAATACATTGTCGGAGAGCGTGGGCCAGAAATGCTCACAATGTTCCCAGACGGTGGTGGCTACGTCACGCCAAACCACGAGCTTCCAAGTAGCATTCAGTCCTCTGCTGGCGCGCTTAAGGCGGGCAAGCAGGGACGATACTACGGCGGCTTGGTTGGCGTAACTGGCCGAGCTGGCGGCGGATA